CTTTAAGCTTTCAAATCTGAAATTAATTACAGAGCTAGATACGTTGTAATCCTCTGCAAGTTTAGATTTGAAACTATAAAAATCGTGCCATGATAGTAATGTTGGGTACGCTTTTTTTATTTTCCGTAGTAACTGTTGATAGGGTACATGTAACTCTGCGGAACCTTCATTTGCCTGCCACTCATAAAACTTATTTTGGTTTGGCATTGTTTTTTCAAAAGAACTGAATGATTGCACCTTTGCGTTCCGATGCAATAGTAAATGCATTAGCTCATGCCCACATGTAAAACTTAATTCTTCGCTGTTTTGGTTGGAGTTTAGTAGGATGATGTCCTTTTCGTTACTTTCATTTGCCATGCAGGACATACCCCTTAATCCGGTTGTTTTAAAAGAGATTTTTTCAACAATAGCACATTCCTTATCAATGCATAAATCAACTGCGTTAATCGGGTAGTCACTTTCGCTAATACCCAAAGAGTTTCGTAAAGCCTCAACCTTACCATACAGATTCTTTTTTCTATTGTTCTCGCTCATGCACTCTCCAATTTATTTATTCTTTATTTTCTTAATGGTTTCAATAGCCAGCCTGATATCATCCGGATCAATTTCATTTTCCTGTGCTTCTTTTGCAAAATTGAAATACACACCGGCCAACTCATCAACTTTGCTCGCTCTTCCGAGTAGATAGTCAAGAGACACATTGAAAAAATCGGCAACCTTTTGAAGTTTATCCGTATTTGGGGAACTTGAGCGCCACCTGCTGATGGTTCCGTTTCCTAATCCAAGCTTTACTTCCAAAGTAGTTAGACTAAACCCTTGTTTATTGGCGAGTTTTCGAATTCTTTCTACAATTGTCATATTTTATAAAACTTCCTTCCATTAATTGCATGATATAATTCATGCTGTTTAATTGACAACTAGTACATAATCATGTAATATAAATATATCGCATGAAACAACGCTCAAAACCACATTGGAATGAGGAAAAACATGAGAAATATCTAATTAAGGGGTGACCATATAATAGATTATTTTCTATCATTTGTCAATAGCTAAATCAAATATAAAGGAGGAAAATCTATGCTTTTAGAAAATGTTAGAAGTCTGTGCAAGTCCAGAGGAACAAGCATCTGGAAACTTGAAAATATTCTTTCCATTGGGAATGGCTGTATTGTCAGATGGAAAAATGGTTCTGCTAACACGTGTAATCTGGAAAAAGTGGCGGATTATTTTGAGGTATCCATCGATTATCTTTTAGGTCGCGAATGTACTCTGTTTTCTGCGGATGGGCAAATGGTTGCAGTTTCATTTGATGCGCTATCAACCGCAAAGCAAGATTTAGTAAAACAGTATATAAATTTGATTAAAACAGAGTAGGAGAAAATAATGCAAAGCACTGAAATATTCAGAATTGCAATTAGTAGTTTCAAAACGCATTGATGCAGAAGATAAAGGTGTTGCCAAAATGGACACACCTTCTGGCATCCAATCACTAAAAAACGCCAAATATGTTTTCGACGATGACAAGGGGGTAGAGAAGATCGACACCCTTGGTGAGAAATAAAATATAGTTATCGTTAATAAAAGAAAATATGCAAATAATAGGGGGTAAGCAATGCCGATTCCAAAACCAATCGTTGACAAACTTAATGAACTGGACAAACTTGTAACGAAAAATCCACAATTTATACCACTGACTGAATGCGCATCATTTTTAGGTGCGAAAAGCGATGGATTGAGAGCCTCGATTGAAAACAATCAATGCCCGTTTGGGATCAGTTGGAAATGTATGGGAGCAGCAAACCGAGCGTTCAAAATTCCTACTGTAACGTTTTATATGTGGTACACACAGGGGGTGTTAATGAAATGCACTGCAAATTGATTGTGATTCCAATAGAAAAGCCGCTCCCGACGGCAATCGGAAAGCGGCGCAGAATAAAACATCTTAACTGGATTATAAATCCACCGGAGGAAAAAGTCAAATGACAGATAACGAACTGATTATATATCAAGCGAAAAGAATTGCTGTACTTCAAACAAGTTTGGATTATTGGTCACATAGGTGTTATGAAATTGAAGATAAAAATACTCTGCCGGAGGAACAGCCACATGACAAATGATTATGGTCTTGCATGGACTGAAAATCAGTATGATCGCCAAGAACCGCCGGATGACCGGTTTACAGAGGAATGGGGATTTACAGATGGGGAAGGCGAAGACGATGACGAAGAACGGAGTTAGCTTTTATAGAAAAGGCACGATTTTAATAGAGGTCAATTTCCCCGATGGTGACGTTTGTTGTTCATACTGCTTCTTTTGCCGCAGTAAGACGGTAAACAGCCATACAAGGGTTGTCTGTACAAGAAGTTATGAGGAGCTTCACGATGTGAACAGCAGGGTTGGAGAGGATTGTATTTTGAAATTTGAATCAGAAAGGAATGAGGGCTTATTGGAATTCCAGCCTTAATTTTGGGCGAATCCGGAAGTGGAAAGAGTACAAGCCTGCGCAATTTTGATGCAGATGAAGTTGGAATCTTTAATGTGGCAAGCAAGCCGCTGCCGTTTAGGAAGAAAATACCGAAAAAGGACGGAGCTACATATGGAAACATCACCAAAGGCCTTTCAGAGCCAAAGTTAACAAGGTACGTCATAGATGACAGCCAATACCTTATGGCGTTTGAAATGTTTGATAGGGCGAAAGAAACCGGATATGGTAAATTTACCGATATGGCGCTTCATTTTAAAGGGCTGATCGATTTCGTGATCAAGAAAACACCACCGGACGTAATCGTGTATTTCCTCCATCATATTCAAAAGACGGATCTGGGGATTAAGGCCAAAACAGTTGGAAAGATGCTGGATGATCAGCTTACACTTGAGGGACTTTTCAGCATTGTTTTGATTGCTGAAAATGAGAATGGCAGGTACTATTTCCGAACACAGACGAATGGGAACGATACTGTAAAATCACCGATGGACATGTTTGACCGTGAAATTGACAACGATTTGAAATTTGTCGATACAAGAATACGAGAATATTGGGAACTCAATAATTGATAGGAGAATAAATAATATGAATAAATGTTCGAACTGGGAAAATGTAAAGGCTGCAACAGAACGCGTACAACTGCCAAAGGGTGGATACATTGTCAAAATCCTTGATGCAAGGCAAGTGGATTATGATTGGGGCAGTAAATTGGAGGTCAGTATTGATATTATGGACGGTCAATATAAAGACTTCTATGCCAATGATTATCGCAGCCAGACGCAGGAAGACAAGAAATGGAAAGGCGTACTTCGCCAGTACATACCCAAAGATGATGGTTCCGAAAAGGACGAGTGGACAAAATCCAGTTTCAAAGCCATGACAGATTCCATTGAGGATAGCAATTCCGGATATCATTGGGATTGGAATGAATCACATTTAAAAGGCAAAATTGTTGGTTGTCTGTTTCGACTGGAAGAATGGGAAATGAACGGGCGCGAAGGTTGGAAAACACAGCCATTCAAGTTCGTTTCCATGGATATCATCAAGAACGCAAAATTCAAGGTTCCTGTAGACAAGCCATTGAAAAATAAGACCGTCACACAAACAAGTGCATCCGAACTGGGTTTGCAAGAAGTTGAGTCAGACGATGATTTGCCTTTTTAAGGTGATGATATGACACCTTTTGAATTAAATAACACTCTAAAAAGCATGGTTGTATTAGTTGACACCAGAGAACAAGATACACCGGCATTACATAGACGCTTGAAGGGGCTTAGCTGCTCCTTTGAGCGCATAAAGCTAGACTTCGGTGATTACTCATGCAAGTATGTTTTACCGAACGGTACGGAGCAAATGCTCGATGTTGCGATTGAACGCAAAATGAATATTGATGAATTATGTAATTGCTTTTGTAAAGGGCGAGGACGGTTCACGCGAGAGTTTGAACGGGCAAAAGAATCAGATGCAAAGGTTTATCTACTCATTGAAAATGCGTCATGGGAAAAAATATATAACGGAGACTATCGCAGTAAAATGACTGCTCAAGCATTGGTATCCAGTTTGACAGCTTGGCAGGCGCGGTACAATTGTCAACTAATATTTTGTGAGCAGAACACAAGTGGAGCATTAATCCACGAATTTTTATATCGAGAGTTGAAAGAACAGCTTGAAGGCAGGCGATTGGAAAGTGCTTGAAAATGGATTTGTAAAATTACATCG